GCAAAAACCTGCTGTTTCTGCATATATAGCAGAACGCCAGAAACAAATTGACGATGCCCGCATAGCAGACGCCGCCGAGGTGCAAAGGTTTTATTCTGCCGTTCTTCGCGGAGAGGTAAAAGACCAGTTTGGGCTTGAGGCTTCACTTGATACCCGGATGGCCGCCGGACGAGAACTAATGAAACGGCATGAGCGAGCAGAGGGACAGAAGCAGGATACCGGCGGTGTTGTAATCGTGAATAACATACCGAGAGGACAGAGAAATGAAATATAAGTGCATAAAGGAATTGTGGATTCCGAAATGTGATAATGATGGATTTGAGATACCGAATGAATGTGGATATGTAAAGATTGGCTCAATATGGGAGGAAGACAATAGCTTTAGTACATGTGGAGGTGAGGTTCATCTTGAAAAAGTAACTGGCAAAAGTGAATTTGAATGGATTGAAATAAGTAGAGAAACCCTTTCAGAAGCGTTTGAAATTTTATGAATGAAACAACCGTAAACCTCACTGACATAATCGCCCCGTCCTTCTATTCCGTCCACTGGGATATACTGGACGGCAATCATACATATTACGATCTTTACGGAGGGCGTGGCAGTACAAAGTCCTCTTTCATATCCGTAGAGATTGTACTTGGAATGATGGAGGATTCGAAGGCAAATGCCGTGGTATTCCGTAAATACGGCGTGACGCTCCGAGAATCCGTTTATGAGCAGATACAGTGGGCGATTGATGCCTTGGAAGTATCCGAACTGTGGGATGCCAAAGTAAGCCCGTTACAGTTTATCTACAAGCCGACCGGACAGAAGATCATATTCCGGGGATTGGATAAGGCGAAGAAAACGAAGTCTATCAAGGTATCGCACGGATATTTCAAATACCTGTGGTTTGAAGAATTGGATGAGTTCGCAGGCATTGAGGAAATCCGAACAGTTCAACAGTCTGTTCTCCGTGGCGGAAGCAAGTTCATAGTTTTCAAAAGCTTCAACCCGCCAATAAGCCGGAGCAACTGGGCCAATGTTTATGTATCAGAGCCTAGAGAGGACAGCTTACGGCATAAGAGCGATTATACTTCTGTGCCGCCTGACTGGTTAGGGCAGCAATTTCTTGACGATGCCGAACATCTACAAAAGACCAATCCAAGAGCATACAAACATGAGTATTTAGGAGAACCTGTTGGACTTGGTACAAATATTTTTGAACTACTTGAAATTCGTGAAATTACAGAAGATGAAATTGAGAAATATCAGAGCATCTACCAGGGGCAAGACTGGGGATGGTTCCCAGATCCAAAAGCATTTATCCGGTGCGCATATGTACCGAACAAAGAAAAGATTGTGCTGCTTGATGAACTGGGCGGGTGCAAAATCCGCAACTCAGATATGGCAAAACAGATACAGGATCATGGGTATGATGATTATAACATCTCTTGTGGAGTGGATGAGGAAGAAAGCATTGTTGACTTCCGAGATGCCGGACTTCCGGCACGGAGGGCTATTGTAACACCGGGCAGCCGAAAGTATACCTTTGAATGGTTACAGTGCCGTACAATCGTTATAGACCCGGCACGGACACCGAGAGCATACAAAGAAATAATAGAGTATGAGCATGAGGTTGACGGAAACGGCGAAGTGATAGCAGATTACCCAGACGGCAACGATCACTGGATCGATGCACTTAGGTATGCCACAAGTCCGTTGTCAATGAGAAGGGGGAACAGTGCATAATGAACAATACAGCTATGGATTTAGCTGAGGCATACGAAATATGGAAAAAGCATAAGAACTTCAAAAATCTTAAAACCCTTTATCAGAAATCTTTTACTGGTGGAAATCCTGTTTGGAAACTATATAGATTTATCACGGGAATGTTAACTGGTAGATACGAAAGGTTTTACCAGTATTGGTCAAAATAGGTGGTAACACATGGGAATCATAGCAAGGATAAGAGGATGGATTAATATGCTTTTTCATAGCAAGGTAAAAGAAGAATTTAATATCAGAGACATAACCTCTGACGAAATGAAGCGTATGATTGAAATGTGCGCGAGCATTTACAAAGGGAATCCAGGCTGGGTAAATGAAGAAGAGCATATCAAGACCATAAATTTTGCAAAGGCCATATGCTCCGAGACAGCACGCCTCACAACACTTGCTATAGGAATCCAGATTGACGGTAGCGTACGGGCGGCGTGGCTGCAGGAACAAATTGAAAAGATATATTTCCAACTCCGGCACTGGGTGGAATATGGATGCGCATATGGAACTATCATTTTAAAGCCAAATGGCCAGACGATCGATATATATACTCCTGATAAGTTTATTGTTACGGACCAGGCAAACGGAGAAATCACAGGAATTGTATTTATCAATCAAGAAATTTCCAACGATGGAAAGAAATACTATACGCGTCTTGAATATCACCGTATTCTGGAAGATGGGACTTATGCGGTATCAAACCGATGCTATGTTGGTAACTCTAAAAATGATATGGGGCAAGCCATTAAAATCGAAAAGACACCTTGGAGTGGACTTCTTGAGGAGGCTGCCATTGAAAATGTGGATGCTCCTCTTTACGGAGTGCTGAGAACGCCACATGCTAACAACATTGATATAGATTCTCCGCTGGCACTTTCTATTTTTTCGGAAGCTATCGAGGAAATAAAGGATCTGGACATTGCGTATAGTAGAAATTCCAAGGAAATTATTGATAGCAAGAGGCTTTTACTTCTGGATTCTGACAGGCTACTTCCTTCCGGCGGGAAAGTCACATTGGCTACAGCAGGATTTGAAAAAATCCGTGACGCTATGGGCCTGCCTGATTATGTCAAGAATGTGTATGGGGACGGACGGGAAAACTTTTACCAGGAAATCAACCCATCGCTTAACACGGACACACGTCTGACGGGCATAAATGCCCTGTTAAGTCAGATTGGATATAAGTGCGGGTTTTCCAATGGATATTTTGTATTCAACGAATCCACAGGAATACAGACAGCAACAGGGGTAGAGGCAGAACAGCAAAGGACAATACAGTTTGTTAAAGACTGCAGGGATAAGCTAGAAAGCTGCCTGAATGGTCTTATTTATGCACTAAACGTTTTTGCAGATCTGTACAGATATGCTCCAGTAGGGGCCTATGAAGTAACGTATGACTTCGGAGACATTACATATAACAGAGAAGAGGATAGGGCCCGCTGGTGGGGATATGTTGTATCCGGTAAGGTTCCTGCGTGGAAGTTTTTTGAAAAATTCGAAGGAATGAGCGAAGAAGATGCAAAAGCAATGGTAGAAGAGGCGGCAGAGAAAATACCTGCCTTGTATGAAGAGGAATAATAAATCGTATTGTATCAAGAATAATGCTTCGCCTGGGAAGAGGTGAAAATTATATTCTTACTGCTCAGGATAAATGGCAGTTAGAAGTTTTGGAAGATGCGGGATATCTTCTCGAGGACATACAAAAAGAGATTGCTAAATGCACAAAGCTTCAGGTACGAGAAATTAAAGCAGCAATGCAAGACGCCGGAGTAAGCGCGCTGGAATATGATGATAAAATCTATCGGGCGGCCGGCCTTTCTCCTCTTCCGCTGTCTCAGTCTCCTCAGCTTATCCGTTTGATGCAGAGAAATTATGAGGCAACACTTGGAGAATGGAACAATTTTACGAGAACGACGGCGCTAACCGCACAGCAAGCATTTATAAACGCTGTGGATAAAGCATACATACTTGCATCGTCTGGAACTTTATCTTATACGCAGGCCGTAAAAGAAGCAGTGGAGGAACTGTCTAAAGATGGTGTATATGTAGAATACCGAAGTAAGAATACTGGAGACATCCGGAGGGATACCATAGAAACGGCAACGCTCCGAGCGGTAAGGACTGGAATAGGGCAGGGCACGGCGCAAATATCATTGAAACGCATGGAAGAAATGCGATGGGGAATAGTCCTTGTATCGTCTCACCTCGGGGCAAGAAATAAGGGGGGCATACCGGAAAATCATGAATTGTGGCAAGGAAAATTCTATAGCCTTCCACAATATGACCATACTTTTCCTGATTTCTATTATTCTACCGGATATGGTGATATTACCGGCCTATGCGGAGTAAATTGCAGACACAGCTTCGGCCCGGGAGACGGAAAAAATAATCCGTTTGAGCAATACGACACGGAAGAGAATCGAAAAGCGTACGAACTTTCTCAGAGACAAAGAATGCTGGAACGTCGGATCCGAAAAACCAAGCGCGAAGTAATGGGATGGAAAACAGCAGTTGACAATGCTCGTGATGAAAAGCTGAAGTTTGAACTTGACCAAGAGTATCAGAGAAAATCAGCGCTTTTGCAGAAACAGAATAAGGAATACAACGATTTCTGTCAGAGTAACGGATTGAAAAAACTCTCTGACAGAATCACTATTGCAAAATGGAACAGAGAACAAGCGTCTTCCGCAAGAGGAGCAGCAACAAGATATAATAATGCGAAAGGAAAATGATTATGAAACCTGTTATTATAACCGTAAATGAGGAGAAAAATGGATATATTTCAATAAAAAAAGAAGAATTTGAAAAAATTTTAGAAAAAGTATATTTATCCGGCATACATGATGGACAGCATATTTTTCCGATTTCTAATCCTTTAGAAATAAATAGAAAGTGGGAGCCTTATTGCAACGAAAAAGCATCGGAAAAAACTATACCTATTAAGTTTTTTGAGGTAACGAGCTTTGAGTAAGTACATATCATACAATCCAAACCCGGCCAGAAATAATGTTGGAGACTGCACCGTGAGGGCCATATCAAAGGCATTGGATCAGGACTGGGAAACGACATACGCCGGATTAACTGCATACGGATTTATTTTATCAGATATGCCTTCTGCAAATTACGTATGGGGCGCTTATCTACGCCGCAATGGATTTAAGCGTTATATAGTGGATGACCACGGAGAGGACATTTATACGGTAGAGGATTTCTGTCGGGATAATCCGCAAGGTGTTTACGTCTTGGCAATCTCCGGCCATGTGGTGTGCGTATGCGATGGACATTATTATGACAGCTGGGACAGCGGACAGGAAATCCCGTTATATTATTGGGCGAGGTAAAGAATGGAGTATATAAATCAATTTATGGTAGTTTGTGGATGGGTAATTACTATCGGAGGAGCTGCAGGCGTGCTTTATACGGCTTACACAAAGGCGAAAAAGCCAAAAGACGACATAGAGGCGAGGCTCACAGCTATGGAGAACGATATAAAGGATATTAAAGAAAAGCTCCAGAATGATTACGCCTCCATTAACCAGAATAGAGAGGACATGAACCTGTTAATGCGAAGCATGTTCGCTCTCCTAGAGAACAAGATTACCGGAAACAATGTGGAAGGATTAAAAAAAACGCGAGACGATCTTATTGCCGCATTAACCGAAAAGTAAGAGGTAACATATTGATAGTCCATGACTTTACAGAGCCAGAACTTGCCTTTTATCGGGAGTTTTGTAACTTTACCGCAACAGAGCTTGAATTATACGAATTACGGTCCTCCGGTCACAGCCTGGACGAGTGCTGCGATGCCTTGAATATGGACATTTCCAGCGTTAAAAGGCTGAGCCGTAAAGTAAACAATAAGATAATACGTGTGACGAATGTAGTAAATATGAAAAAATGGATATGTGAAAATTACTCTTGAACTTTTTAGATACTTTTTTGGGTCTTTGACGAACTGTCAGAGGCCTATTTTTTATGTCATGATAAGACCATGAAAGACGAAATAGAAATTCCTATCGAAACGGATTACAAGGATATTTTAAAATTTCTGGGTTTAGAGGAGGTTAAACATGGCATATCCGATAATGCCGGGATATCCGGCGTATCAGCAGGTATATCCGCAACCATATCAAGACAGACTGGCACAAATTCAAAGCCAATACCAGCAAACAATTCCGCAAGGTCAGCAAGTTCCACAGGCTAACCAGGGACTTTTGTGGGTACAGGGAGAGGCTGGAGCAAAGTCTTACCTGGTGGCTCCAAACACGACAGTGCTTTTAATGGATTCTGAGGCTCAGCGGTTTTACTTAAAGTCAACGGATGGAGCTGGAATGCCAAACCTCAGGACTTTTGAGTACACGGAAATAGTCCCAAATGCTTCTATGGCCGTACAGAGCGATTCTATTGATTTGGACAATAAATATGTAACCAGAACAGAGTATGAGGCGTTACAAGCCAAATATACAGATATTTTAGATCGGCTGAATAATTTTCCAGTGTCTAATGATTCTGGCAATGCCGGACGGAAAACAGAAACGAGAAGCAGCGGCGCAAGAAGTAAGGGAGGAAATGCTGATGAGTAATCCTTTATTTAATGCATTGGGAGGAATGCCTCAAGGAAATAATCCTATGAACATGATGCAGCAATTTCAGAAATTTATGGAAGAGATGAAAGGAAAGAATCCAACAGAAGAGATTAATAAGCTGTTGCAGTCTGGAAAAGTAAATCAGCAGCAGCTAAACCAGGCACAACAGATGGCCCAGCAGATGCAGGGTGTCTTTAAAGGATTTTTTAAATAGTACATTACCGGGTGCACACGGTTTTGTAAATAAATCATAATCTAAGGAGATTATTACTATGACAGACGGATTAAGTGCTTCCGATGTTGCTCTTTTGAGCGGGAACGGAAGAAACAATGATGGATTCGGTGGTGACTGGGGCGCATGGATTATACTTTTCCTAATCTTCGGCATGTTCGGCTGGGGAGGCTTCGGCGGCTGGGGCGGCGGCTTTGGCGGTCAGGGAGGCGCTATGCAGGGCTATGCAACACAGGCGGACATCCAGCGAGGATTTGACAACCAGGCGGTAGTGTCTAAGCTTGATGGCATTACCCAGGGCATTTGCGACAGCACATACGCTTTAAACAATGCCATCACAAGCGGCTTTAACAATACCAACATGGGTATGATGCAGGGCTTCAACGGCGTAGAAAGAGGATTTTGTAACCTGTCTAGCCAGCTTGCAAATTGCTGCTGCGAGAACAGGGAAGCGATTGCGCAGGTACGGTATGACATGGCTACACAGGCATGTGACACCAGAAACACCATTCAGAACGCCACAAGAGATCTTCTGGATAACCAGAACGGCAATACCAGGGCGATTCTTGATTTCCTGACGCAAGATAAAATTGCTACTCTGCAGGCAGAGAACCAGTCTCTCAAACTGGCGGCTTCTCAGCAGGCACAGAATGCATTTATCACAGCAAATCAGGAAGCACAGACTGCGGAGCTTATTCGCAGACTTGGAAGAGACTGCCCGATCCCGGCGTTTGTTGTTCCTAACCCTAACGGATGCTACGGTACTCCGGTTGGCGTCTTGAATAATGGATGCGGATACAACAACGGATGCGGATGCAATACAGGTTGTTGCTAAAAACTTCATAGAGGAGTATCTTTCCAATTAATTTGGGATGTTCGGCGATAGCCGTTATTATGCAGGAGGGCGGGCTGAATATTTCGGCCTGCTCTTTTGCTATGAGAGGAGAATGAAAATGATT